GAGCCTGAGAAGCTGGCGAACGCTCGCCTCATTTCCCTCGCGCCTCAAATGCTGCTCGCGCTGCAACGCCTGACCCACCCAATGGCCGACGACGAGGATCTAGACTACGCGCGGGAGGTCATTGCCAGGGCGAAAGGCCAGCAATGAAGCACACTCACAAACCGAAAACATTCATCAGCCGATGTTTCAGCGGTCCGGTTGATTCGCGCCGTCCGAATCCTCGCGCGCATGGATGGGCGACGGTCGAGCAAATATGCCCCTGCGGCGCATGGCGGATGGTCAACGTGAACCAAGGCCAGAAGGAACTTGGCCATTGGCAATCCGAGCGGTAAATCCTAAGAAAATCACGCAAACGAGAATCAAATTATGCATCCACTCCTCTTATCCGCCCTGATTCAGATTGAATCCGGCGGCAACGACCAAGCCCGTGGGCGTCACGGCGAGCTTGGCGCCTTGCAGATCAAATCGATCATGGTCCGCGATATCAACCGCATCATGGGGACGCACTACGCGCACCAACAAGTCACCAACCGGGCAACCGCGACATTCATCGCCAATGCATACCTTTCGCACTACGGACGCAACCTCAGCGACGAATCCTTAGCTCGGCTCTGGCAAGGTGGGCCAAAAGCCCTTAAAAGATCGTTCACGCGCGCGTACGGAAAACGTGTCATACGCGAGCTTGAACGCCAGCGAACCGTCAAGGATTCCTTGACAGTTGCGACTCGAAACGAAACTCGACAGTAAAAACCCCATTTTCACCGGACGGTAAAACAACAGAAACCAATGAAACTAACCATTCAATCCCGCGACAACGCACAGACGATTGTCGATCTATTCAACGCAATCATAACCGGCGAGTGCGAGACACCAGGCGTTACACCCCTCTCGATTTATGATGAGGATAAGCATATCTGCTCCCTGATTGATTCACTCGGCAATCAAATCCTTGAACTGATCATCGAACGCGAGGAGGGCGACAAGCTCATGCAGATCGGCGAACCGGAGACGCTGCAATGATCGACAGCAAAACATTTTACCAAAACCTTTCCGAAAAGGTCCTTGTGCAGGCTAGTACGATGCCGCTCAAAGACCTAATCGAGAATCTCGAATCAGTCGCGCACATGATGCATTCGCCAATGCTCCGCGAGGTGGCGAACCGGCTTCGCAACGCCGATTGCGCGACGACGATACTGGAGGATTCGCTTTTCTATGCGCGGATGTACCGCGACACGACGAGCGAGGGCGATAATCGGAGGAGAATGCTGATCGACGATGCGGAGACGGTTGTTTCGCTGATTCGAAATGGAGGATGCGAATGAGCCGCAATCTCTTCGCCCCGCCCAAGTTCAAGGTGCAAATATCCGGCGCGATTGGCTGGAGCGACTTGAAGGAGCGTGTGGTCAGCTTCAAAACGGTCGAATTCCGCACGCGCAAGGAGGCGGAAGCGGCGGCCAAAGACCTCAATCCCGGCGAGTACACGCAAGGGAGACTTCGCGTCGTGCCGGTCGAGATGCCGGAGGACTACGATGTGTATCCGGTAGCGGAGCGGACGAGCGTATGAGGCAATCATGCATCATCATCCCGTCAATCTTGTCGAATTCTGCGCCGGATATTGCGGAATTGGAATCGGACTCAAGTCGGTTGTCCGAAATTTACGCACTATCGCTTACATCGAAAGGGAAGCATATGCCGCCGCGAACCTGGCTGGCAAAATTGAAGAGGGACGACTGGATGCAGCGCCTATCTGGTCGGACCTGCTCGACTTCCCGTATGGAAAGTTTCGAGGATTGGTGGATATCGCGGCTGCGGGAATCCCGTGCCAGCCGCATAGTCACGCAGGATTGCGTAAAGGGGGGGGCGACGAGCGATTCCTTTTTGGCGACTGGCTGCGAGGACTCCAGCAGATGCGGCCAAGATGCATTCTCATCGAAAACGTCGAAGGACTGCTCACCAGTAAGATGCCAGATGGAACTCTTTGCATCCGGTGGACGCTGGAGAGACTGGAGCGCATGGGCTACCGGACTGCGAGCGGCATATTCAGCGCGGAGGAATGCGGCGCGCCTCATATTAGAAAGCGGGTCTGGATTCTGGCCTACGCCAACGGCGAACGAGGACAAGGATCAGAATGCTTCCTTCGCGACGCTTGCCAGATTGGACAAGGGCGGTCGGATTCTGCGTCGGATAGCGACATTGGCGATGCGTGGAAATGGCCAAGTGGGCCAGAGCAACCTCAACGATGGTGGGAGCCGTCGCGAACGATTGAATCCAGCATGGGTCGAAAGTCTGCTCGGTCTGCCGTCGTCTTGGACAGACTGCGCCTCCTCGGAAACGGAGTCGTGCCAGCAACCGCCGCACTCGCATTCAAAACTCTAGCGCGAGAACTTCTCGTCTAACCGTAGGCCAAACGAGCGCATCCAAAACCATGTCATTTCATCGATTCGATTCTAGCGTCGCGAAAGCCCCGTCCGCTACCGACACATCATCCGACAATCAAAACGCGCCAGCGAGGCGTTTAGAGCGTTTGAACGCTATGTCGATGGGTCGTTCGAGCGGCGTTTTCTCTTCCGTTTCATCCGAACCGTTTGCGACACCGCCGTTCAAGGCGGGGAGCGAAGCAAAACGGTTTCGTGATGAAACCCTTACCTCCTTGGTTTTTTAATACCAAGGAGGGTTTCATTTTAGTGAAATAGATAACAGCGCAAGCTAACCGAGAAGAGTAGGAAACGAACCGTGAATTCAGAAAACGAAAAACATGGTGTTGACAAGAGGATGATCTAACCGCAGACTAGAGTTCGATATGAGCTTTCTACCAACGGGGAAAACCCCCAGAACGATGTTCAGCGAGATGCCGCCGAAGACGCACGACGTTGACACGGCGAAGTCTGAAGTACTGGCCTACATCTGCCAGGAGATGTCCTGCGACATGTCTAAGGCGATTCGGCTCTTCAACTCCATGCGCCATCCGAAGTGTCGGGTGCTGGTCTTCGACAAGATCGAGCGGCAATGGAAGGGCTGCTCCTTCAGGCCGAGCGATGCGGAGACAAGCGAGCTTTCGATCCTGCGTGAGCATCGGTCCTTGGAGCGACAGGTTGCTGCGGTTCGATCCGAGCTTCGAAGGTTGGCCAAGGAGGTCGAGATTTTGAAGAAGCGAACCAAGTCCAAGCGCAAGAGCGGCAATGAGAAGCAAGAGGGTGATGCAGAGGATTTGCCGGTCGAGCATGATGAGCGGACTGAAATCGACGACAGCGACGCGTTCATTCCATACATCGACATGGAGGAGGCCAACCGAATCGCGCTGATTGCCCAAGAAAAGCGTCAAAAAGAGCTGGAAGCGGAGCAAAAAGAAAATCTTCGCAAGGCAATGATGATTTGCCGTTGACACGACTCCAGACAACTGCAACGCTACGTCCGCAACGATGACCAATTTTTGGCAACCAAGCGTAGAGCGCATCGAGATGATGCGACGGGGTTTTGGATTTTTTCCCCTGACTGACCACTTGGTTGCCAACCCCCTTTCATGAAAGTCTTCACTGCCAAAGACACGGCAAAGATGCTCCAAATATGCACCGAGACGCTTCGTCGTATCGTTCGCACCGACGGCATCCAGCACCGGAGAATTGGCCGACGCATTTTGTTCACTGAAGCCGACATCGCGGCGATTCTTGAGAGTCGAGCGATGACCGGAGCCGTGAACCCCTACCAGCGCAAACAACCAAAACAACAAACCGAGAATACAAATGAGCAGCAACCTAGTTCCGACAACACCGCAGCCCCTGAGTCCGGCCAGTCCTGACAGCTCCGAATTCTACTCCCGCATTGGCACCTCGCTTGAGGCAGTCAAGGAGCTAGGATCATGGATTGCCCGAAGCGGTGTCTTCAATTGCCAGAAGGACGAGCAAGGCAACATGATTGCCCTTGAATGTCTGGCAACGCGCAAGACTCCGTTCGACTTCAAGCGAGAGTTCCATTTGGTGAACGGCTCCCTGACGATGCGCTCCGATGCCATGCTCGCCGGATACCGCACTCGCGGCGGCAAGGTCATTTGGAAGCAGTTCGATTCCACCGCCGCGATTGGCGTCTGGAAGTATGACGGCAACGAATGCGAAATCGGATTCACGACCGAGGACGCAAAAATCGCAGGATTGCTTCCCGCTAAACCCGGAAGTGGCTGGGCTAAAGACCCTTCCGCAATGCTCCGTGCGCGCTGCATCTCGAAGGCTATTCGAATGCTCGCCCCTGAAGTTGTTGCTGGCGTTTATACCCCAGAAGAGGCCGCTGACTTTGCTTCGTCACCGTCAGCACCCACCGTCACCACTGCGACGCGCCAGACGGTCAATGTGACACCGGAAGTCACCTTCTCGCTGGTCGAGAAGCTGGAGCAGATTCTTGAGCCACATTCCGACATCGCCAATGCGTTTTTGCTGTCGAAGAACCTAATCAAGGAAGGTCAGAACTTCCGCGATGTCTCGACCAAGGTGGCCAACATGATCATCGCCGACAGCGACAGTTTCCTGATCAAGGCTAAGGCGTTCTCCGAACCGACCATCGAATGAGCATTCTAAACCGCCACGTTAATTTCGACATGGCTGCTGAGAAGTACCATGCCGTTGATGCTCTCTCGAAAAGCATGATGTCCAAGATCCTTAAGTCCCCGGCGCATTATCGTGCCGCGCTGGAGGAGCATCAGGAGCCGACGAAAGCGATGCAGATGGGTACGGCGATTCACACCGCCGTTCTCGAACCGCACCTGTACTCGCAGGTCGTCGCCGTCGTTCCGCCTGACATCGATGGCAGGACGAAGGAAGGCAAAGCGTGGAAGGAAGCGCATAAGAGCCGTATCCACATGACCCACGCCGAGGACATCGATGTCCAGGGTGTCGCCAATAGCGTCCGCCGCCATCCGTTCTGGGACATCATCCATCTCAATCACAAGATCGAGGCAAGCGTCTTCGCCGAGGATGAGGACACTGGCCTACCTCTCAAAGCGCGTCCCGATCTGTGGGTCGAGGATCATACGCTTGTCGATGTGAAGACGACCGACGACGCGACGCCCGAGGGCTTCAGCCGCACGGTGACTAGCTTCGGCTACCACATTCAGGCCGCGCATTATCTGGAGATGACAGGCGCGGAGAACTTCATCTTCGTTGCGGTCGAGCGTAAGGCTCCGTATGCGGTCGGCATCTACAAGCTGGATGCCGAATGGCTTCAGGCCGGCGCGAACCTGCGTCGCAAGGCTATCACGCTGCTGCACGAATGCAAAGCATTGGACAGTTGGCCAGCCTATCCAACCGCAGTCCAAACCCTTTCTTGCCCAAAGTGGGTCTTGAATAAGTCAGAGAGCTAAAACCAAAATCGAAACCTAACAATTATGTTCCAAGTAAACCGTAAGGATGCCGGAGGCCGATACATCGATGCCGAAGGCGAGTACACTGTATCCGTCACCAAAGTTGAGGAGAACCTCGATCCGAAGGGCCGCGAGGTCTGCAAGGTGACGTTCACTACGAGCGAAGGTGCCAGCATCACCGACCGTTTCCTCAATCAGGAGAACACATGGTTCCGCGTGAACCAGCTTGTCGCCGCCACGAATCACAACGTGCCGGACGGTACTCAGGTTGACTTCCTTGGCGTGAAGGGCAGCTATGCCAACTTCCTCAAGTCCATGATCGGCCTGGAGCTGGTCATCACGACTCGCTTTGAAGAATACGAGTACAACGGCGAGAAGAAGAAGACTCTTCGCCTCAAGGGCATGAAGGCCGTCGCCCCGGTTGCCGCCGAGACTGAGGAGAAGCCGTTCTAAGCATCCCAAACACGGAGGGGAGCGCATTCCGCGATAACGCTCGAAACCAACCTAAGAATTCAAATTCGTATCCATGAGAATAAAACTTGTAGCCATCACCAAACCCCTTGTCGGCGACGGAACTCTAACCGCCTCCGACTTCATCACGTTCGCCGCCCGTGTCAGCAATCCGTCGAACCAGATGAGCCTACTCACCGCCCCGAAGTTATTGGCCTACTGCATTCGAAACGGCCACTGGAGCATCTTCGAGCAAGCGTCGATGACCATCGAGATTCAGACCAGCCGCGCTATCTCCGCCCAAATCCTGCGCCATCGCAGCTTCTGCTTCCAAGAATTCAGCCAACGCTATGCGCCGAGTGATACTGCGGAGCCGGTCGAACTGCGTACACAGGACCGTGTAAACCGCCAGGGAAGCGGCGATGTGTTTCCGCAGGAGTGGGCCAATGAGGTTGTCGCCAAGTCGGTCGATCTAGCCTTTAGAACCTATCGCACCCTGCTTCAAGAGGGCGTGAGCCGCGAGACTGCGCGAATGGTCTTGCCTCTCTGTACGCAGACGACCTTGTACATGACCGGCAACATCCGCTCATGGATTCATTACTTCGAGCAGCGTTGCGCGAAAGGTACACAGAAGGAGCATCGAGACATCGCCATCCAGATCCGCGACGAAATCTTCGCCAAGGAATTCGCGGTCATTCACGAAGCCATTACGAGCGATTCCAAATGACCCCCACAAAACCCAAACGTCCCACCCCCAAGATCTTTGTGGTCAGCGACGACACGCACAAGCGATTGAAGCAATACGCAACGAAGAAAGGCTACAAGCTACAGTTTGTAGCAGACGAAGCGGTCAGTGAATACCTCAAGCGAAAGGAGCAGCAATGAGCGAGCAAAACGACAATGAGGAATACCGTCTAACATTCAAAGGACTGCTGTCCATCTATCTGCCGGAGAAGACAATGATTGAGGTCTACAACACAATCGAGCTGTCCTGCCGTCGGAATGGCTGGGGCATCGCAATCGACGAGAACAACCGATTGGACTTCGTTCCGATGGTGAAAGTGGAGGAAAAGCAATGAACATCGAACAAACCAAAGAAGCCATCCGCGTAATGCAAGCGTATGTGGATGGGAAGGAAGTGGAGTACAAGCGTCCTGATGGAATCTGGACGATAATAAACAACCCATGCTGGAATTGGAATACACAAGACTACCGCATCAAACCCACCCCCGTCCTCCGCCCGTGGACTGCGGATGAGGTGCCACTGGGGGCGTGGATACGGTACAAAAGAGCGTTGCATGATCGAAGCATCCTCGCATGGACATCAAATCAATCTGACCGAGATATGTGGCTAGAAGAACGGGAACACAGCACCGACGGCGGTAAAACGTGGCTCCCGTGTGGTGTCGTGGAGGAGGCGAAATGAGCCAACCAATCAACTATGTAGCACCAGTGTTTCCAACACCGGCAGGAACACAACACAATGACGGAATGACCCTCCGCGACTACTTCGCAGCGGCCATCATGCAGGGACTAATGTCCAGCCAGTGTCAGGTAGATGATCCGTATCCGATCTATGCCTACCGGATAGCCGACGCAATGCTCAAAGCGAGGGAGGCGAAATGAACCATCTTGGTGACACCAACAAAATGGTCAGTGAGACGCCGATATCAGACAGTACTCCGCACAACGTGGCCGACTTGGGTATGCAGATCAGGCGGCTTGAGCGAAAACTCAACGCAGCAAACGTCGAGATTGAGGAGAAGCGAAAGGATATCGTCTGGCTGGCGACTGAAAAGGCCAAGTTAGAGGACCGCATCAAGCGGCTGAAGGAGGCTCTCGACTTGGTAAGACCTCACTGCGATTCAGTTCATCACTCAAAAAAACATCAACACCAATACGGCGAACCGTGTCCGGTCGTTGCGTTGATTGAAAATGCCAAGGAGGCCAAGCTGTGAGCGTCGAACAACGAATCTTGGACCTGCCGGCTTTTGCCGATTACAACGACCGCCGCGAACTCCGCGCAATCGCTCTTGAAGTCCGGAAGCGGGAGGATCGGATCAAGCAACTGGAGGACCGCATCCACCGAGCATCAATGGCGTTCTTTAGGGACGGCTCGGACGGTCATGTTGCGAGTCAAATGCTTCAGATTCTGGAGGAGGAGAGGGGGCAGAAATGAATCCATTCAAATGGTATCGCAACTGGCGCATCCGACGCATGGAAGAGCGCATCGCTTTCCTTGAAGCGTACTGCAACTCATTCCACGACAGTAATGGGGTGGTTTCTTACACCGTCGCATCCCATCACGAACTGTTTGAGAAGCGAGCCAAAGTCGCTCAGCTTCGCAAGCGGGTCTATCACCTCATGGAGTTTTGAATGAGCATCCTACCAGACCTATCAGTCGCGTTCGTTTACAAGCACACCATGACCAGCGAGGTGCTGGTGGTGGACATCGACCGCGCACGGGAACTCGACGCAGCTAGACCATACTGGCAGCACGTTTCAACCGTGAATCCCATCTCCATCCTGCAACTCATCGTGCGAGCGAAGGGGCGCGAGCGAACCAAGATCATCAAAGAACTAAGCGAGAAACCATGAAACCCAAAAAGAAGAACACAGTAATCACCATCGACGCAGCACTCCATGAAGAGGTTCGCAAGTACTGCGAAGAGAACGGAGTCAAGATCGGCTTTCTCGCCACCCAAGCGTTGCGAAAGCTGCTGAATGAGAAGTGTGTCACGACGCAAGTAACGCACTCCTTATCTGCAACTAACGCTTGACGGCGAAGCCTCCCGTGTGGGCGGCACAATACCCTTCGCTCGCTATGAAGCAGTGGGCGGAGGGGTAAATTTCCTAAAACTATGAATCTAAGAGACTACCAAAAGAACGCAGTAGAGTGGGCCAAAACTAGCGATGGCCTAATCATCGCACCGGCTGGCAGCGGCAAGACATGGATTGCTGCGAGCATCATCAAGAACGAGCAAAATGGCGGATCTGGATTGAGATTCGGCTGGCTCGCACCTACCCGCGAAACGTGCCAGCAAGCGCGTACATCGCTCCGTGTTGCCGGTGTGCCTGATGAGATTGTAGACATCCGTTGTCCGCACGAATCCGTAGACTTCAGCGACAAGGACATGCTGATAGTGGACGAAGCGAAGCACAGTCCTGCTGCCGGATGGCGTCGCATTATCGAATCCTGTAGCGGACTGCGCTTTGGCTTCGATGCTACCCCTTGGGGCGATGACGAAGACCGTAACGCGGTGACGCGAACGCTCTTCCGCAATCGCACCTACGAAATCAAGCGAAGCGACATCGGCGATTCATTGGCCGACGCTTACCTCCACCTCTCCGACGCAACCGATCTGAACCTCAAGCAGAAGATCGACGACAACATCGACCGGCTTTTTGTAACAAGACGGCGGTACATGCGAATAAGTGATGACGAATTAAAACGCATGTGCGCCTGGGAATCCCTGGTGGACATCGGCATCTGCCAGAACCGAGACAGGAATGCATACGCCGTCGATTACGCGCTTGAACACCTCGACATGCAGACGCTCATCCTCATCCCACGCATCACGCTGGGCGAGGAATATGAGGCGGCGATTCCACGTTCGCTCCTTGTCCATTCCAAGATCGGAAAGAAGCAGCGCAAGGCGGCGATGGAAGAGTTCAAAGCCGGAAACCTGCGGACCATGATCGCCACCAGTCTGGCCGACGAAGGACTCGACCTACCCAACGTGGAACTGCTGATCATGGTCAGCGGTGGCCGGTCATCGCAGAAGACGATTCAGCGAGCGAGCCGCGCATTGCGGAAAACAGATTCCAAAAACTGTGCGACAATTCTGGACTTTTCTGACAGGTTCCATCCCATCGGTGCATACCACGCGAAGAAGCGAATGGAATGCTACCGCCAACTAGGTTGCGTCTTCCAATGAGTGCATCAATTACGACATCAAATGAAACAGCCACGCCTACAGAGAACGTAGTTCTTCTCATCGGAGAGCTGCGCGGAATCAGTCGCAAAACAGAAACCAAGAGCGGAGCATTGATGGTACGACGGGTCATCTCAATCGCTCGCCACTGGACCGATGCAGATGGCCGATTCCACGAAGACTACGATGAATTTGAGCTGTCATCATGGGGACAAGTGGCTGAGAAGATTATGGAAGTCGGCAATGGCGCGCTGGTGCGTGTCAAAGGCCGTGTGAAGGTTGAGAAATGGTCAGAAGGTGGCGATACGAAAAGTGCGGTTCGAATCGCTGCGGAACAGATAACCGTGCTGTGTTACTAATCCAATGAAAGCATCCAATAAACCAATCGTAGCCGTAGATCCTGGCGTTAGCGGGGGATTCGCGGTCAATACACCGGACGGCATTATCCTGCTGTCCATGCCGGAATCGCTGCCGGAAATCTGCGCGCTGATCAATCAGCTAAAGGTAGCCAACTCAGAGTTATGGATCGAGGAGCTTCCACTGTTCGTGTCTCCCATGACGAAAAGCTCGTCGATGGCTGTGCTTCACAGAAACCTTGGTCGAGTTGAGGCTGCTGCATACGCGTACGGATACGCTCTTCACAGAGCAGCTCCAAAAGTGTGGCAGGCTCCTCTAGGACTCGGCGGGAAAGCATCGTGCAAAGATCATTCGGAATGGAAGCGAAAGCTCAAGGCGAAGGCGCAAGAACTCTATCCTCATCTGGACGTAACCCTGAAGAACTGCGACGCGCTTCTGATCCTCCACTATGCCCTAGGAGGTGGCAGATGATCCGCAGGTCGAGCCGTCCTCCATCACCAGACGAACTCAAGCAGCTCCTCATCGCCACGTTCTGCGCTGGCATGGTTATCACCGCTGCGTACTTCATTCTCTTCGTCGTCAAATGAGCGAACCTACCAAGCCGCTCGCTCAAGAAACCGACATCGAAACCCTGCGCCATGCCGTCGAGGAATACCAATGGTTGGCCAAGGTTCTCTTCAAATCTCTCGGGTGCGGATGCAACGCGGGACATGACCTGTGTTGGAACTGCACCCAAGCTGAGCGACACTACAAACTAACAACCGAGACATACAAATGAGCATTAACAAAATACCGACAGTCCGAGTGGCAGACGCAGACGAATCGACCCCAAGGATCGACTTCGCCTACATCGACCGAAAGTACAAGGAATGGCTGATCCGCCGTGGATTCGCCAATGAAATTGGAACCGAAATGGGAATGCGCCGAGCAGGCGGACGACGCGGCAAACGAATCGAACCCGATGAAATCTGAAATCACGCGACAACAGTTGTTGAAGGAAGCCCCTCAGTTGATCGAGTATGCCCTTCTTCGCGGTTGGATGAGCAGGCCGAAGCCCCAGAAAAACGTGGATGGAGTCTGGCATTCGAGCGGTTCAGGCCATCTCGACGATGCAACCGAAGATGAGATACAAGAACTTAGGAAACAGCTCGGTGCAGGTTGAACTCCTCTCCGACGACGTAGAGATACGAATCGGAGAAACCAAGTGGTCTGGAGTTGTCTACATGCGGGAAGGCAAACGAAAGCTCTACGTTCGAACGAAGGCTGAATTCAATGCCAAGTTCGCGCTGATAGATGCGAAGCCCTAGCCATTACATCGCCGCACAAGAGCAGCTCTTTACGAAGTTCAAGTCTCGCTCCATACCCATTCAACAGTGGAGCAAGTACCTGATGACTCCCAAAGAGCTGGCTCTCCTTTTTCAGAAGCTGGAGAAATCAAATTCTGTTCTTCAGGACATCGCCAAGACTGACCTTGGCAGGTCCGGGGAACTCGCGAGAAAACAACTTGGAATCGAATGAGCAATTCAAATATCGACCGTGCAAGAGCATGGCTTCGTAACACCCCCGGTGCCATCAGCGGCCAGGGTGGTCATAACGCAACCTTCGCAGTAGCCACCGCTCTAGTGCATGGCTTCGAGCTGTCGCGAGCATCTGCCGAAGATCTGCTCGCCGAATACAATGCGAAGTGCGTCCCGCCGTGGAAGCCTAACGAATTGGCCCACAAAGTGAATCAGGCGATGAATGTGGCGCACGACAAGCCCAAGGGGTGGCTTCTATCCGCACAGAGCGGAACGCCCGTCTCAACGACCGGCAAGTTCATCGTTCAGAAGATCCAATCTGTGCCTGAGTCAGAATCCAAGCTGACCACAATCGACTTTCTCAAAGCCTGCTTCGAGCCGGACGAAGTTGTCTGCATCTGCAACGACATCATCTGCGACGAGGAAGGTAAAGGTAGGCCAGCGTCCAAGGGTACGTTCCTCAAGCGCGACGAATGGATTGAGAAGCATTTCACGCCGCCCATAAGTTCCATGTGGAACGGTCCTGACAGCCGTGGCGCGTATGTACGGGTCAATCCATGTCTCGATGAAACAGGATCGGATTCTGGCGTGTCAGCATTCCGCCATGTGCTGGTCGAGATGGATGAGAAGACTAAGGACGAGCAATGGACGATCCTGAAGGATTCGAAGCTGCCTCTGTCCGTTGTCATCGATTCCGGCGGTAAGAGTCTGCATGGCTGGGTGCGCGTCGAAGCGGCGAACAAGGAGGAATGGGGCGAGCGTCGCGACGTTGTTTATCGCCATCTGGAAGCTCTCGGCATCGATCCGAAGAACAAGAACGCGAGTAGGTTCAGCCGCTTAGCCGGTGTGATGCGCGATGGCAATGAGCAGAGGCTTGTAGCTATCAATGTGGGCGTCGTGAACTGGGATGCGTTCACGGACTATCTGGAGTCGCAGGACATGCCTCAGGAGTTCCCGCTCCAGAGCATCATCGATTACGATCCTGAGAACGACCCGGACAACCTGATCGGCGACAGATGGATTCGGCGCGGTTCATCGATGCTCTTTGTCGGTCAGAGCGGATGCGGCAAAAGCTCGATGGCATTCTACCAAGGACTTAGGTGGGCCATTGGTTCCGATTGGTTTGGATGTCAGCCGGTACGACCGCTCAAGGTGGCCTACGTCCAAGCTGAGAACGATATCGCCGATCAGCACGACGCGCTGAAAGGAGCCGCGCAGATGGTCTTCGGAAGCGATTGGCGGAACGGATTGCGCCGTGCGGACATGCTCTTCTTCCGCGAGGCGGTTCGAACCGGCGCGGAGTTCACGACCATGCTGCGTCGTCTCATCCGAAAGACGAAGGTGGATATCGTCTATATCGACCCTCTGCTCTCCTACATCGGCGGCAATCCATCGGACATCGAGGTCTGCGCGAACTTCACGCGACATCTGCTCCAGCCGATTATGATGGAGACAGGCGTCGTCATCGTGCTGGTTCATCACTTCCCCAAGCCGAAGGGTAAGGACGACAAACCGGAGAGCGTGGCAGATATGGCCTACTCAGGATTCGGATCGTCTGATCTGACCAACTGGGCGAGAGAAGTGATTGTGCTGAAGGAGGTCGGATTCAATCAGCCGCGACGCTTCATGCTGGGAATGGCGAAGCGCGGAGACAGGTCGGGATTGAAGGACAAGAACGGAAACAAAACCGGCTCCATCGTCATTCAACGTGGAGTCGGAACGATATCCTGGGACTACGCACCGCCCGAGCAGTTCGTAGTCGATAAATCCGCAGCTAAGAAGCCGTGGGGCGGAAGACCTAGGGGGCGTTAGCTTTCCTTCTCGCGTTCGGCGCGGCGACGACCTTTCGCAGCGAGCGATTGGAACTTCGCCTTGCCGAGCTTTTTGCGTCCGATGTAAGCCGCCAAAGCGCGAGGCTCTCTCACACCCTTCTTCTCAAGCTCGCCGATGAGCTTCTCGTAACGTCCGCCACCACCAAGTTTCATCTTGTCCATATCAGTTAGAATGAGTTGTTACCGACGAAATCACCATGCTTTGCACGACCAATACTTGGGCGTCGTCTTATCCTTAGCATCCGAACAGTTATGCCGCGCACGGAAGTTCTTACGACGCTCAGGATTGTCGCGCTTAATCTCCATATTCGGATCGCCGAAGCGAACCTTGATGACGTTGCCGCTGTCGTTCTTAACGTAGACAGCACTTTTCTTCCGCTCTCCCGGCGTGTAGAAAGGCTTGTTGAGCGTCACCTTCTTGCCCTGATAGGTGTTACCTTTTTTGGAGAGGGAGGTTTTCATTAGTCGCGGCGACGAGATTGGCGGCGCATTTCTTGAAGCTGCTTCTCTTCAGACTGGCCTTCTTCCATCTGCATCATGGCTCGGTCAGTTTCAAGCTTCAGCATTCTCGACCAGTTTCGATTAAACAAGTCGATCTGCTCCTTGGAAAGCTGACTGATCGGTGTGGTGACAGTTTTGACGTAGGTTGGCGACTGAAGCATTCGGCCCACAGCGGATTCGCCGGAAACTCCGATTGCATTGAGAATCATCCTTCTTCCCATGAATCCCGCCATTCCAGCTCCAACAGCTCCAGTTAGCACGGGGCTGCTTGTTGCCAAGTACGTCGCGCCAGTCACCAATGTTGGTAAGATCGACTTTGAAACAAGGCTTTCGCTATCCTTGGATGCAACAGCCAACTGATCGGCAATTGTGCTGATCTTGTCCACGCCTCCAGCACCGAACAGCTCGTTTACAAGCGCGTTGTACTCTCCCGGCTTTTCGCCACCAGCAATCAACGCCTTCATCTTGTTCGTGTCGATGGACTTCTTTCCATCAACAAACGAGTCTTTGACGATCCGACCGAGGACAATGTTCTGAGCATCAGCCAGAAGGTCTGGCCGACTTTCCTTGAGGATCTTCGTAAACTCCTCAGCTCTCTTGACTGGATAAACGCCGCCACCCTTGGACTTGAGGAAATCTACAATGTTTCCGGCAGGAATGTTTCCGTAGAGTTCACCACCCCTGATGGCAGAAGCGACAACCTGCTGGAAGTCCGTGGCAGTCTTTGATTGTTCCGTGACGTAATCGTTCAACTCCCTGAGCATTGTGTTTGCATCAGGGTTTGAGGCGATTTGCTTCAGAACATTATCATCAATGACGACACCCTTCTTAACCTTGGACTTGATGTCGGAAAGCAGGCTGATGATTTCCTTTTGAGCCTCAACGTCCTCTCCGGGTTGCGCCAGAATCCCCTTAAATCCACGCTCTTCATTCTTCTTCTGAAAAGCAGCTAGACGCTTTTTGACATCAGCAACTTCCTCTTGGTTTTTCTTCAGACGAGTTTCAGCTCCAGTGATGCGATTGGATACGTCAGTTTCAAGCAGATTTGACTTTGAAGTCAGCTCTTCAAGACTCGACTTGAGCTGCTCCTCTTCCTTGAGTATTGAAGTGTATTTTGAGGCTACATCTTGAATCTGGCCAAGGCTCGGGAAGAACTCGTTGGCCACTTCCTTAGACAACTTTCCTCCGCGAGCCGCTTTCGCCTCGGTGAGAGTGTTAAGAAACTCGACTGGATTCTTGCCGCGAATCTGATTGTAAATGTAGTCCGAAAGAGCTGGCTTCACATTGGTTTCCCAAGTGTCACCGGCCATATCTTTCAGAACGGCAAGCGTAGTTCCACCACGAGGGCCGATGATGGCCGACACTGATTCAGGCGCACCGCCACCTTCTCCAATGCTACGCAGAATTCTATCAACGTATGCCCCTTTAAAGCGGCTGATTCCTTCTGCGTACTTTCTGTTTTGCTCGGCAAGATCATCTCGAAGTTTAGGATTTGCATCGAACGCAGCAGTCATCTGCTCGTTGATCTTGTTGAGCTTTTCCCAGCTCTCAAAAAAGCCTTGTTGAACCGGAGCATTGAAATCAAACAGTCGGTAGATTTTAGAGCGGATCTTTCGCAGGTCTTCCAATGTTTTCTTTTCAAGAACTGGCTTCCCATCTTTGTCCACCTTTCCAAAATCAACCTCAACAGTTGTTGCTTTGAGGTCAGGTCTGATTTTTGCGAAACCCTCCTCTTGTTCAGCTTCAAATACGTCTCGGAGCTTGTTGCCTTGCTCTCCAACAATCGTTCCAGTCTCAAAAGCTGAAACAGGTTTTCCAGCGGCAAACCGATCATCAAAACCTTCCTCGATTTTCTTTATCTGATCTTGAAACCCAGCAATCTGCCCTTCTATCCGGGTGCGATTGGCAATATCTTCAGCTCCAAGCTGCGCTCTCTGATTGCTCAAGCGAACAATCTCATCTTGAAGATCTTGAGATTCCACCTGAAGACGGCGTTCTGCATTACGGGCAAAAGCAAGCGCACGGCGATTTCGCTCATCCTTAAACCCAGCAGTCTTCCTGATGGAATCATCGACCTTGCGAGTTGCCTGCTCAGTCAGTGCATCAGCTTGGCGCACAACCGACTCAACGACGGCTGGGTTTATGTCGGTTTTCCCAGAAATCCTTTCAAGCTCGCCAACGATGGCTTGGGTCAAATCATCGCCGGAAAGACCAGACCGACGACCTTGAATCACGGACTGCTCCAGAACCGACTGAACGGTATCCTGAAAGTTCTGAACATCCTGAGGAGACGACCCTGAGAATGCGGGATTGTAGAACGTGTCAGCAACCTGACGGGAAAGTGCAGGGTCGATGCCAGCAGCATTCCCAAGTTCCTGGCGAATCAGGTTTGCGCGGTCTTCCAGAAACTTTTGAGTGAACGGACGCTGCATTTCACCAGCAAAAGCAGCAGGAAACTTACTGACCGACGGTGCGCCAGAAACCGCTCTTCCAAATGCACCGGCACCTCGAACAGTCGTAGAAATAGCGGGAAACAAAACGCTTCCCATTGCGGTACGCAACGCCATTTCACCACCGGTAACATCCTCACCAAAAGATTCGATTCCAGCTTGAGCGAGAGATTGCGCGCCACCGGCAGCGGCTTCCTTCCTAACTTGTGCGCCAAAAGTGGCCTGCTGCGGAACTCCAGTTTCGCTGGTCAGCAAACGTCGAACACCTGTTCCAGTTCCCGCCTTGGCGATGCTGGGCGTTGGAACTCCAGATGCAGCAATCTGGAAAGGACGCATCTTTTCCGGCTCCAACGTCTGAGCCAGAAATTCAGAGCCAATACCAATCGCAGCTTCACCAGCGAGAGTTTGACCTCCAGGGATTAAAGCGGCAGCAAGAGGACCCCCGTATCGAATCGCGCTTCCAAGGACTTTTCGTACACGCTTGTTTTCATAATCTACAAGGAACGACCTCTCCTTGTCTGTGAAATCCTCATCGGCCAGCGGCTCGTAATTGCCGGAAACAAACTTTTGGAATTTACGCGCGCTGTCAGGTCCGAGGTAAAAGTCAGCCTGCTGAACAAGCGGATCTTGAGTCTGGAGCCGTTGCGCGCCTTTAAGGTCTGATCCTTTTACAGCTTGATTGACAGCCTCCATAGAGCCTATTGGAGCGTCAGGCGTAAACCCAGCAAATGGATCTGACTCTCTAGTTATCGGCTCGTCTGGAGTGAAACCAGCGTAAATATCCTCTTGCGCAGTCGGTTGCTGCTGTCGTTGATTTTGAGCGGGTTCACTAAAAGTAACGTCAGCAACAGTCAGCGGCTGACCGGCATCCATTTGGCTCTGTTGGCCAACCCCCTGCAAAACGTATTCGTCCATAAAACTAATTTAGCCTTCCCTTAACACCATTGATAATTACCGAGTCACCAGATTTTTTTCCTTTTGCTCTAGCTTCAGCCGCCGATCCAAAAGAGATTTCTGATGATGTATTAGTCCCAGACATTGCCGGAGCGTTCGTCGAACGCATTGCTTGAGGCGCAGGGGCCGCAATCATTGCGCCGCTTGAAGGCGTTTGAGATGTTCCAGCCGGAATCGGGATTCCATAACTGTTGTAAATGTTATTTACACGGCCCATGTTTTCCTTGATTCGAACATCAAGCTCACCCTTCTTCAGTTTGATTTTTTCGACAAAGCTATTAATATCAGGACCAAAAAGCGGCCCTCCTTCCAACGCTCGTTTTCCTGAAACCAATTCAAGTTCTTGCAAAATACGTTTCGCTTCCTCAGTTCCAACAGCATCTTTGCCTTCTGCACTATTCAGCACCTTTGCGATCATTCTTGCAGAATTCAGTCGGACATATTCGTTGATGTTAGGATCTTCAAGTATGCCTATTTCGTAGCCAATAGCGTCAGAAATAGTTTGTTTATTGGCAATATCCTCGGCAGATTTTTTTACCAACCTATCATCAACAGCGTTTAGCTTTTTCTCTCCTGTTGCAGCAGACTGAACCAGCTTGAGACGCGCAAGTTCGTTTCGTTCCTTTAGCAAATTAAAACGCTGATCGCTATCGGTTTTGAGTCTACTTATGTTTTCTTTGGAAATATCAACTTTCTGCTGATCAATGTTGAATCGTTGATTCATTTCATTGGTAAGCCTAGTGATATTTTTTTCTAGCAGGTCAATGCGCCTGTTTTCCTGACCGGCTTTTGTTTCTGCGGTCGTCCGATCAAGTTCTAAACGCTTTTCCTTCAGCAACGCCTCTTCCGTGTCGAGTGCCTGTTTAAACTCAAACTTTGCTTTATCGAGTTCAGTTTCGGACGCACCTTCTCTCGTAAGCCTGTCTAGGTTATCGGCAGAAACTTTTAGCTTGCCCCTAGCAACCTCAAGATTGCCAAGCAGACCTGTAGTTTGAGCGGTCGTCTTAGCGAGATTAGCCTTCCTCTGCTCTTCAGCGCGCTGATTTAAGAGCGGAACGTCAACGTCAAGCTTCCCGTTGGCGTCTCTCTTTATTGCTCCAAGCTCAATTGCCTTGTTGAGTGTGGAAGCAGCTATTGCGTCAGCTTGCGCTTCGGCGCGACTGGTTGCCTTCAGCAGCTTTGCCCGAGCGGAATACTTCTCAAGATTGTTGAGCATCTTGTCCGCCTCAATCCGGTAGGTTTTAGACTTGAACGCCGGAATGACCGGGAACTTCGCAGTCGATTCTGGATTGTCGAGATAGCTTCCAACCTGCTTGCTAAGATCCGAGAACGTCTTGAACTCATCAACCTGCGCCTGCCGCTCCTCGATGGTGTCGGCAAGGGTGATATCACGAATCTTGTTCTGAAGCTCCAGTCCCTGCCGTTGAAGCACGGATTCCGCAGTCTGCTGCTGGAACTGCTCCATCATCCGCTTCTGCGTCTGCGCGCGGTCATACAGCGATGCTCCGAGTTGAAATGCTTGAAGAGTTTCGTCGGCCATAGATTTTAACCCCAGTTAGAAGGATCGGTTGGTCCACCAATGTTTCCAGGCGGAATAGAATAAAGCTCAGCATCATTCTGGGGGTTGTACGAGCTTGGGCGATAACCTCCAGCACCTTGCTGCATTAGGCCGCGCTGAGTGTACGCGCCACCAGCGAATCCACCGGCAGAAGAAATCGCGCTTCCGATTGCAGCCATCGTAGGATCAGGCATCGCAGCCACCTGAGCGGCTTGCAAGTCGCGGTTGTACTGCTGCTGATTCTGCTGCGCCAGCGCATTGATACGCTGAGACGGTGTGATGAACATGCTGCTCACCGAGAACGGCTGAACCATACCAAATGATCGTTGCTGCTGGATGAAGTTCTGAGCTTGAGCAAGACCTTGGTTTTGAAGCTGCATGGCAGTTAGACCCAAATCGCGAGCGGTCAGCGCACGGCCAAATCCAGATCCTGCGCCAAATCCTCCAGACAAAGCGCGTCCAGCAGTCGAACGCTGAACCTGAGCTGAAGCCTCAGGAGAAACCTGCCCACGCAAAGCTGCTCCTATGTTCTGACTCGCCTGCTGAATGAGCTGGTCATAGCCAGGAATCGCGCGACGAAGCTGCGACTCAAGCTGAGACTGCTCAGCGGCGGTCGTCTTTTGAGCCAACTCAGTGGCAGGTTGAAGCGCAGCAATGTTCTGCTGAATCGCCTGCTTCTGCTCGGCCTCGAAATCGATTGGCTTGAATGCGGGAACCTTCGGCTTACTTCCTTTGCTCAGAAGTCCGCCAATAAGGCTTGAAGCCCCCACGATTGCTGCACCACCTAGAATAGCTCCCATAAATCAAAAAACCTCCTTCACAAGACGATTGCCATTCTCAATCGAGAACACCTTTTCAGGTTCGTGACGCTGGATGTTCATGGTTACCAAACGCGCAGCTTTTTCCTCAGGGAATGCTCGCTCGTGATGGAAACAATGAACCCACACCCGACGCAAAGTATCCAACTTAAAAAGTTCTCCCTCACCGATTGTCATCACGCTGTTTGATGATGCCCAATCGTCCGCGTACTGCCTAAGCATCTGGACGGACGGGAGATGAACCTCGTAGCCGAATCGCTCGGTGCATTCTTTTGCCGACGCTTCAGCATCCTTCTTGACGTATACCTTGATGGAATCGTGAACGACAGCTTTCGGAAGATATCCATAGGTCGAGCAATCGGCGACGTACTTGTACTGCATCCGATACTTCTCAATCGACCGCTTCCAATCAGGGTCAGTCGCACCCTGCTCATGTAGGCCAAGGCAATCGGCTTCCAATGAGAAAAGGACCGACATGAATGCCGATCCGAATCGGGGCAGACCGCAGATTTGGAAGAGTTTACCGTTCATTTTTTACGCACAAAGAAGTCCAAGCCGCAGTCCGCGCCAAGACAAAGATGGCCGACTCAGAGCCGGGAATCATCGCCAGCTCACTGCAAATGACCGCCGTGTAGAGAGCGGCATTCGGATAAACATCCTTACCAACTTCCTTCATCCACTGATGAAGCTGATTGATCCGGTTGTTCGCATCTTCGAAGTCCGTCGCGATAATCTCGCGCACCCGACTCCATGCTGGATCGATTCGATCCTTGAAGAACGAATTGCCAAAGCCGGGAATCTTCATGCCAGCACCAATGGCCGACTTCAACGCTCGCTCGTCAAACCGCTCGTAAACGTATCGAGCAGGTCCAATCGGACCATGAGCGTCGCCAAGAGTCAGAATGGCTGAGGCGATTCCATTCGTAAGCTGCGCGCTTCCAAAGAAGGCGTTCACCGCAGCAACCGAACTCGCGTTCTGATTGTTACGCGCCGCCATGTCATGCGCGTCAAAGACAGCCTGAAGAAGCTCCAATTTCTTTGGAGTGGCTTCTGCTAGACCGAAATCGATGTTGAGGTTCAGAACCATTGCGAGAATCCACCGCCATTTAATCCTACACCGACCATGCGTATCGTATGCACGGCATCGCCCAGATACTGCATCGTCTGCTCCTGCACAGCTTGAACCGCTTTAGCTTCGTAGGCCACTGCTTCCTGAATCAAATCGTTCTCCTCCTTACGAATCGCCATGACCATCAGTTTGATGGCATCGGGACACGGAGGAATGAGGTAGTCGTTCACGCTCGTCGCGTTGATATGGCGCATCTTCGCCATGACCGTCACCGGCTTATCCTCGTCGTTGTGGCAGCGGTCGGTCAGCAGACTGCGACGGTACTGCGGCAAAGTTTCATCTGGGTCGTAAACTGCCAGATCGAGTTCGGACAACGCAGTCGCATCGTACTCGTACAGTCGGCTCGCGGTGTTCGTCGCCTCGCGGATAACGCCGGTAAGCTGCGTGAACTTCTTGGTTGATTGAACGTACGGCAAAGCGAGCGTCAGCTTCTCTCCGTCAATCCATGCGCCGCCGGACTGTGTTCGAATCCACTGACCGTTCTGATCGACTCCTTGCAGGGTGATGGTCTTGCCGACATCCGAAGCGTCGCCAGGGTAGACTCGAATGTAGCTGTTAAGACCGCCAGACATGTCGCGGTAAGAGACGACAGTCCCACGGTCAATAAGCTGCTTACCGACACAAGCGTCTCCTGAGTTGAGCAGTCCATAGCCGGTTTCTTGAAACTCGAACCATTGATTGCGGACGGTTCCGACTCCGCAGCAATCAGCTACAGCTTCGATGGTTTCGATCTGACGCGGCCAAGTGATGCAACCGCCGACCGTGTGAATCGTGAATCGCCCGTACGCACCGGCCCACAGACCCTTGTGTAGAAGCCTTCGACACGCTTGGTTGATGTAATCGTAAACGCGCTGATCATCGACACATACGCCGATGACCCGAGCGATAGTCGAGCGGATGTCCTGAACGATCAGCTTCATTTGGTGTAGTATTCTCGGATGGTTCGCTTGATGAAGTACACACCGTAGAACGGCGGAAGGTTATTATGACCGATGGCGTTCTGGCTGTCGTTGCCAGTCTTGTCCGCGTTGGTCGTTCCAACTTCACCAGTCGTAATGCTTGGACCTGCTCCTCCGCCACCCGTTCCAGCGGCACCCTGAATAATCTTGGAGGGATAAGATCCAAGACCGGACCAAGTTTTTCCAACAAGGTAGTAGTCGTCGTTGTTTGGGATGGCCAACTGAGCAACGCCGTGCGTGTGTTCGTTGAACGGAGTTTCCGCAACGATAAGCGTGTGCTTGTCCTCGCCGACAACAGATGTGGTCGTTGAGGTTCCATTGACATTCACGGTTCCGCTCGCCGCAAACGCTCCAACGCCAACCGGGAATCGAGCATCAAAATTTGTGTCAATCTCCCACATTGGGCCAGTCATCAGGGCAGCGGTAGCGGTTCCATCGCCACCGTCGTAGCTCAAGATATCTGCGGCAGGGCCAGCAAAGATGCGACGCTCGGAGCTGTTGGGCGCAACCGGATGCTGTCTTGCCCAGTATCCATTGACGCGCACCCACCAGTTACCCTTCTCATCTAGCCACGGATAAACCTGATTGTTCAGCGCAGGAGTGGTCGATCCGAAGTTGAAGAACGAGTTTCCAATCGAGCTGTTGAACGTCGCCTGAGTGCCGCTGATGATATCGTTGGCCAAGTTCTGGTAGTTCAGCGGACAATATCCAACCGGCAGACTCGGAGGAGTGAGCGTGATGAGTGTAAGGTTTGGCATGATTGTTAGGCTATTCCGATGTGTAGGTCAGCGGGTTGATATCGCAGACATCAAGCGGCGTGCAGGCGGGGAAGACCGTCCGGCACTCTCCAACACTCGACTCTTGGATGTCGTAGGCGTGAACTCGAAGACTCTTGACCCGACAGTACCCGATGATGTTCAGCATAACCTGAACCTCGTAAAGATTCCGAGCAGGAGTGCTGATCGTCGCGTTACACGGCGCATCCGATGGAGTGGGGAAGCGCATCTTAGGCCGATACTGCGGCTTGAAATTTGTCAGAGGACACAGATCAAAGCACTGCGTAACAGTCGCGCATTCGGCGAAGTCAATCCAGTCGATCCAACCAGGATACTGGTCAGGTCGATAGGTGACATTGAACGAGACATCGCCTTCCAGCTTGTCGATGAACAAGTCGCCGGAATCGAGCCGCTTCAGACCGAACGGAACCTCGAAGTTGTAGGCGCGAGTCTGCACCTGCCACTCGATTTCCTTCTTGGGAGTCTCGCTCAAGTTCATGTCAAACTTGTCACCCTTGGTGATTTCCCAAATCTGAATCGTGTCGTCCGATCCGCGAGCGATTGCGAAACAAGCGTCTCCGTAAGCGTTCTCGGTCTTGACGAGCTGCAACACGTTCAAGCCGGTCCAGATGCCAGCCCATGCCGGAGGAGCCTTCTTCCGCATCGAGGTGACAAGCTCCATATCCAGCACAGATATGGCCTTATGAATCACGCCTTCTGAATTGAAGCGAGGCTGAGAAGTCATCAGCACCCGATTGTCAAAGACAACGGCTGAACTGGCCCACAAGAGATTCGACTGATCGTTCTCAACGATGGGCGTCATCTCGCCACTGATGGGCGTGTTGCCCCAGTCATTGAATGACCGACGAGCGATGATGAACGAGCGGATGCCGTCGATAGCTCGGTAGAAGACATCGCCATTGACGGTGATGGCCGACCGTGCGCCTAGCGCGCCGCTGGTCAGCA